TTAGTGTTATCTGTGGAGTTTATAGGGGAGCAAGAAGTTGTGGCACTTGAGACTACCACTCAAACTTTTATCGCAGAAGGTCTTGCCTCACATAACTGCAAATGGCTGTTAGAGCGGGGCATGTTTGTTACATCCACGACCATGGACAGGCTTGGCGATACCTCTATGGAAATTCAACGCGCTTGGCATAGAACCCCAGTAGTTGTTGGCATTGACCCTGCCCGTAAGATCGACTCTACTGTAGTAACCGTTGTCTGGGTTGATTGGGACCGCCCAGATGAGTTTGGCTACTTTGATCACAGAGTTCTTAACTGGTTAGAGCTGCAAGGGGATGACTGGGAAGACCAGTACTTCCAGATTGTAAAATTCTTGGAAAACTACAACGTAATGTACGTAGGGGTAGACGCCAACGGTGTGGGTGACGCAGTAGCTCAACGGCTAAAGCTTCTTATTCCAAGAGCAGAGGTTTTTGCTGTAGGAAGCAGTCAACCTGAGCAATCTAAGCGCTGGAAGCACTTAAAGGCTTTAATGGACCGTGATCTCATTAGCTGGCCCGCTCACGCTAAAACAAGAAAACTTCGTAGTTATCGTCGATTTAGGCAGCAACTTGAGGACTTAGAAACCAAGTTTACTGGCCCTAACTTTTTAGCTAAAGCTCCAGATGAAGCCCATGCCCACGATGACTTTGCAGACTCTTTGGCTATAGCGTGCTCTCTAACAATAGAGATGACTATGCCACAAATAGAAGTATCTTCTAGCCCGTTTTTCCGTTAAGACTTTAGGCTGACTACAGGTACTTTCTGTAGCACACTTTTACTGAGGTCCTCAACCTAATATAGGAGTAAATAAATGGCAATTGCACCAGATCCAAAGTTCCCAGAACGTCCAGGTACTGTCTACGACCGCAAGGTTTCACCAGCTTCACCAGGTCAGCGTGGCCCACTTCGTTTTGAAGAAGGTCTTGCAACAGACACAGACGTTCCACAGGAGTTCACAAAGGGCGCTATGCAGGGATACATGCCTGCAGCAGGTCGTCCAAATCGTAATCAGAATGTCTTTGAAAAGTTACCAGAAGAGACAATGCGTGAGCGTGCTCACGTAGGCTCTGCTGCATGGGTAGAAGCTCCAGATCATCTTCAGGAGTTTGCTGCCGGTGGTTTTGCAGACCACGGAGACAACCGCATTGAAGAAGCTTTCCGCAGCGGTGGTCCACAGAAGGCTGGCAATCCTGCAGTCGTTAACGACTAATAAACAAGTTTCTTAGCCCCCGTTTCTACGGCGAATACGTGGCGGGGGCAAGAATCTATCTAAGGATTATTAATGGCATTAATTACAGGTAAAGAAGTTAAAAAGGGTCCTAAGCAGATCCCAGCAAATCAAAAACTTTGGAACATGCTTACTACTCAAGCGCGCTCTAAATTTCGTACATATCCTTCCCCAGCCGCCGCTCACTGGGTTCATTCTCGTTACGTGCAGCTTGGCGGTAAATTCGTTACTTCTGAAAAAGATGTAGATCCACGTTTTCGTGATTATGCGGCGGAAGAACAAAAGAAAAAAGAAGATCAACAAAAAAAGGTTGTTACTAAACCGGTAGGACAGAACCTCATTAGGGGCGAACGTTTCCGCTGAGTGTCGTTTTGTACATAAGTCGACATTTATGTTAATATTGTCCAGAGTTGAAAGAGGTGAGCAGTGAGNGTAGTAGTGCTTAATAAGCGCACAGCTCCTNNTTTGCTCACTCCAGGNACTGTGTTTGGTCGACTTACGGCNACATCTGAGTACGAAATGCGTCAGCGCCCTGATGGCCGTAACCGCGCCTATCAAAAGTTTGATTGCTCTTGTGGCAACTCTGNGCTACTTGTTGCCTATAGTGTTAAACAGGGAAACACGTCTTCTTGTGGGTGCCTGCACTCAGAAAAAATAAGTGCGGCGATGAAAACTCACGGACTGTCTAAAACTTCGGCCTATAGAGTAGCGCTTAATAAAGCTCGACGTTCTCAAAAAAGAGCTGCGTTGTATACAGATAACGTAGAAAAAGTGTCTGCTGCTGTCTTTACTGAAATTCTTGCGGAATATGGCAACTTGTGCTGGATCTGTGAGAGCACGCTAGAAGTAGTGCAGTGGGATCATGTCCATCCTCTTTCAAAAGGCGGTTCCCACACCCGCAGTAATTTACGTCCATCTTGTCAGCCATGCAACGGTCGAAAAGGGGCAATTCATCCCTTTACTGATGCAATGAAAGATAAGGTTGCTACCGCTGTACGAGCATCCCGTATGGCCCAGGCTTTGCCTGTAACGGACGGAAAGGAGGTGATCGCATAATGTCAGGAATGGATTTTTCACCCGCTTCTTATCGCGCAGCATCGTCAGATTTAACGATATCAATTAGTCCGCTTGGTTTAGTAGAACTAGCAGACGAAGAGTTCGAGGTTCACGGACCAAGGCTTAATAGATACTCATTAAATTGGGCGATGTATTAGGTACCTAGGACATCATTGGAGCTATCGCCGTCAAACAGGTGAAACCCAGCTAGTACTTAATTACTATCGAGCATTCAGCGACTTTATTATTAACTTTACTTTTGGTAAGGGTGTTAACTTTCGTAGCCCTAAAGAGACCGAAGCTATTGTTCCAGACCTACTTGAGCGTGTATGGGAAGTGGATAACAACAAGGCCACAGTTTTATGGGAAATTGGTCAGCAAGGAACTGTGTCAGGTGATTGCTTTATTAAAGTTGCTTATGAAGAGGCTTATGTAGACCCTGCTGGTCGCAAGCACCCTGGTCGCGTACGAATTCTTCCTCTTAACTCTAGCTTTGCTTTTCCAGAATTTCATCCACACGACCGTGAACGCCTTGTTCGTTTTAAGCTTAAGTACCGTTTTTGGGGTACTAGCCTAGAGGGCACGCGTCAAGTATTTACATACACAGAGATCCTAACAGACGACATTATTGAGGAGTACATCAATGATGAACTTATTGACTCGCGCCCTAACCCGCTTGGCACAATTCCAGTTATTCATATTCCGAATGTGCGTATCAGTGGTAGTCCTTGGGGTCTCTCTGATTGCAATGACATTATCAATATTAACCGCGCTTACAATGAAACTGCTACAGATATTGCTGACATTGTTAATTACCACGCGGCTCCGGTCACCGTCATCATCGGTGCCAAGGCTTCTCAGCTTGAAAAAGGCGCTAATAAAGTCTGGGGTGGGCTTCCAAAAGACGCACGAGTAGAGAACTTAGAGGGTGGCGCGCAGGGCTTAAAGGGCGCAATGGACTTCTTAGCTGTGATGAAAAAGTCTATGCACGAGATGATAGGCGTCCCAGAGACCGCTCTTGGCCAAGCACAACCAATTTCTAACACTTCAGGCGTAGCTCTCAGCATTCAATTCCAGCCATTAATGAACCGTTACCATCAAAAGATTGTCCAATATGCTCACGGCCTTGAGCGCGTTAATGAATTAATCCTTCTCAACCTTGCTCTAAAAGAGCCTGAGACTTTTATTTGGGACCCTAACTCAAGCACAGTTCCGTTAAAACAAGGACAGGTAGATCGACTAGATATAAACGATCCAATTACTTTCCGATCTTACGTTCACTTCCCACAGCCACTTCCTCTTGACAAGCTTATCGCTATCAACGAAGTTCAGTCCATGCTATCACTGGGTCTTGAGTCTAAAGAAGGCGCTCTGCGCATTTTGGGCGAAGAGTTCCCCATTGAAAAGCTTTCAGAGATCCGTCAAGAGCTTCAAGATGAAGCTATGGCTGATGGAGCGCTCAAGCTTATTCAAACACAGATCGAGCAAGACATTATGGCTCTTACTGGCTCAATGCCAGCACAAACAGGTCCTGGTGGTTCTTCTGCCCCAGGCGGCGCAGGTGCTCAAGCGCCAGCTGCTCCAACAGAGCCAGTATTACTAGACGATGCGACTATCGCCGCTCAAATGGGTGACGATAAAGTCCGTACTCGACTAGTAACGGAAGCCTACGGTACTCAACTGCCTCAACGCAGAGTTCCGCAGGACTACGAGAAATAAAGTAATTTATACAGACAATTAAGACATATATTGTCAAAATAAATACTGTAAAACCACAGTTAGGTCATTTGAGCCCCCACATCGGAAAACGACCCCTAGGATAAAAGGATAAACGCATGTCAGAAACTGCAGAAATGATGGCTGACGCTTTTGAAGCAGAAGCCAATACCGCTCCAGTAGTAAATGTGTCGGGCGTTGACGCGCCTACTGTTACATCTGGAAAGAATGAACCAACTCAGAAGTTTTATACCGAAGAGGATCTTGCAAAGGTTCGTTCACAAGAGAAAGAGAAGCTTTACCCTGAGATCGATAGATTAAAGGAAGAAGTTTCTATTCCTCAAGAAAGATCGAGAAGAAAAAGCAGCTCGCAAAGCAGCCGAAGCAGAAGCTAAGGCAGCTGAAGAAAAAGCTCGTCTTGAAGAAGGCCTTGATGCTAAGGACTTTGCTAAGGCCACAGCTGATGAGTTGCGAGAGCAGTTGGCACGTGAGCGTCAAGAACGCGAAGCGGCCTTCGCTCTTCTGGAGCAGGAAAGAAAGTTTGCAGAACTACAAGCATACCGTCAACAAGCTGTTGAACAAAACCGCGACAATATCATCCCGCAACTTATTGATTACATTCAGGGAAATACCCCTGAAGAGATTAATGAGAGCATTGCAGGATTGGTTGAGCGATCTAACAGTATTCTCGAATCTGCGCAGTCTGCTATTCAGCAGCAACGTAGAGATATGCCGGGCGTAAGGGCAACCTTGCCGGGCGTTGGACCATTGGAAACTAATTCGGAATCACGTCAGTTTACTGCCGCAGATATTGCGTCAATGCCGATGAATGAATACGCAAAAGTCCGCACTCAGATCTTGAGCAATCGCGCTCAAGGTAAGACCAGCGGAATCTTGGGCTAACACTTAATCTATTAAAAACTACTATCAAGGAGTTAAAGCCAAATGGCATCAGGTATTACAGGTACAGGCAATCTTGCCGCAGCACCAACAGCGTACTCAGGTACCAACACCCAGCTAACTCAAGCGATTCAGACAATCTGGTCCAAGGAAATCTTGTTCCAGGCTATGCCTATCCTTCGCTTTGAGCAGTTTGCAGTCAANAAGACTGAACTCGGTGTTGCACCTGGTCTACAGATCAACTTCATGCGTTACAACAACCTCGGATTCGCTTCACCTCTNGTTGAAGGTGTCCGCATGCAGACTAACGCTCTCACAGCACAGCAGTTCTCAATCACAGTAACAGAGCATGGTTATGCTCTTGCTGTTTCTGAGCTCTTGCTCAATGCTTCATTCGATGACGTTATGGCTTCAGCCTCACGTCTTCTCGGTCGTAACATGGCTATCTACCTAGATCAGCTCTCACGCGACACACTCTACGCAGCTTCTTCAACCCTTTACGGTGAAGATCGCTCATCAGTCTCATCAGCTGTTAACAACTGGTACGGATACGGAACTTTTGCGGCAAACCGCGCAGCAATGACAGGTTCTGCTTACCTCACACCACACGTTATCAAGGACACAGTTGAGACCTTGGCAACAAAGAACATCCCTCGCCTTGGTGAGACCTATGTTTGCTTTGTTCACCCACACCAGAGCCGTACACTTCGTGACAACCCTGAGTTCATCGAAGTCACAAAGTACGCAGCTCCAGGTAACTTCATGCTCGGTGAAATCGGTCGTCTCTATGACGTAGTATTCATCGAAACCACACAGATCCTTAAGGTTGTTGGTGGCGCTGGCTCTAGCTACACAACTGATACAGCTGTTGCAAATCCAGTAGTAACACCTGGTGGAGGATACACAACTCCTGCTACATACACAGGTAATGGTGGATCAGATCGTTATTCAGCAATTATGATTGGTGATAACGCATTCGGTCACGCTATCTCACTCCCAGTTGAACTCCGCGATGGCGGTATTCTTGACTTCGGTCGTGAGCACGCACTTGCTTGGTACTCAATCTTCGGTCTTGGTCTCATTACTGACCAGGCTGTAGTAATAGCGGAGACCAATTAGCAGATTGGTCTGTGATAAGACCACTAGCTAAACATCTTAAAGGGCGGGGGCGAAAGCCCCCGTCTTATCTAACACCGAGACATTAAATTGGAGAAACACACAATGGCAAGCAAAGCAAAACCAACCGACGTTACTGGCCGCAAGCGCGAAGCACTTGTAGCAGAGAACCTCGAAGCAATGCAAGAATCAGCAAATTCTATGTCTATGGCTACTGCCGAGGCTAAGATTAAGCTAGAGACAGAAGTTATTGACGCAACAGTCCCAGAACGCCAAGTAGTTATCATTGACCCAGTGCTCAACGTAGATGAAGGCGAAGTTGAAATACGAGTCATCGAGGACATTGAGAACATGACACTCGGCTCAGGAAACAACTATAATTTTAAAGCCGGACAGCGTTATAAAGTAACTAAGCACGTGGCTCAGCACCTTAAGGAAAAGGGCTATCTAGCTGGAGTTATCTAAGCTATTTATCGGCGGGGCGGGCTAGCTGTTGCTAAGCCCGCTTCTTCGTTTAAAGAGACTTTTACAGCATTTACCGGCATCATTAGAGGACCGTAAGTAAGGGAGTTTTTGTGGCAAATTTGTCTGACCTTACCTCACGAGTTCGGTTAGAACTTGGCGACCAGCCAAAGCAGTTTTCACTGACTTTTACAGGTGATGGCGCTACTTCTGACTTTCCTCTTGCTATTCACCCTATTGACCCGTACACCCTAGAGGTGTATGTAAATGGCGGACCAGTAGCCGTAACAACTGGATACACATTAGAAGCAGACGTTGGCGTTGTGCATTTTGTTCACACCCCTCCTGCTAATGCAGCAATTCTTATTCGCGGACTTGTATTCCGTTACTTTACAGATGATGATATTTGCCGTTTTGTCAATACTGCTGTAGAGCAACATACCTATAACCGAACTAATGGTATGGGTAGTCAAATGACTCTCAAACTTATTCCTGCTGTGGAAGAGTATCCAATCGCTATTCTTGCAACTATTGAGGCGCTATGGGCTCTAGCTACAGACGCTTCCTTTGATATTGACATTAACGCTCCTGATGGTGTGACCATCCCACGTTCTGAGCGTTATCGCCAACTTACTCAAACTATACAAGCTCGTTGGGACCAGTACCACCAACTATGCTCAGCCCTTAACATTGGGCTATGGCGCATGGAAATGGGAACGCTTCGTCGCGTATCTCGAACAACTAATAAGCTTATTCCCGTATACATGGCTCAAGAAATTGATGACTCACGTAAACCAGAGCGCGTTTATATTCAAAACGACCTTATGGGACGTACGCCATTCCCCAGCTATGTTGAAGTTCAAGACATTATTCTTTATCAAGGTGACTCCTATAGTGAAGAGGTTGACTTCCCCTTTGATATCACAGGTCTTATATGGAGAGCACAAATTCGCACATATCCAAAC